ATGCCGGGCATGCCGTAGTCCTGCAGGAGGCGGCCCTGGATGTTGCCGTGGAATTCCATCTGGGTGATGAGGCCGGAGCGGTTCCAGGCCGGGTTCTCGCGGCTTTCCAGGACGGAGCGTTCGGCGTCGGTGGTGTCCCAGTTGTCGTAGAGGCCGCCGCGGCCGTATTCGTCGAGGACAGCACGGACCTCGTCCTGGTCGAAGCCGGGCAGGTCGAGGAGGTCGTTGAGCTCGGCGCGGGTGAGGCGTGATTTCTCGATGACGTTGGCGTTGGCGATGTCCGCCACGCCCGGCGTAAACCAGATATCGAACGGGGATATCCGGCTCCAGACCATTTTCGGGATCTGGCGCACCAGCGGCTGCCCGTTGTTCCACTTGACCTCGGGGGCGATGCGGACGGTGGGGCCCTTGATGCAGGCGAACGGGAAGATGGGGAGATCCACGATGAATTCGGCCAGGGCGTGATAAAATCCACCCTCGCGCAGGATCTCCTCGATCCTGTCCTCGGCGACCTGGGCCTGGTCGGCGGCTTTCTTCTTGGCGGCGTCGGAGGCCGACTCCATGAGGGCGGTGCGGCGCATCTGGACGTCCTGCGGGGACGGGGCCTGGCCGGTCGTCTGCATGATCATCTGCTGCTCGTGGGCCATGAGCGCATCGATCTTCTGGACGATATCGGGTGGCACGTCGGGATCGGCCGGCGGGCGAATCGACCAGGGCCGGTCGGAGCCGAGATAGATATCGCGCAGGAGCGAGGAGGCGGCGCGGCACTTCTGGGCGGACAAACGCGCAAAAACCTCCGAGCCCCCAAACTTCTTGACCTCCTGGAACTTGGTTGGCGAATATTGGCCGTTGAAGGTGCGCAACGCCTCGAGCAAGCGATTGGACCAGCCGGCGGCGGTATTGCGGTGGTTGCGGAAGATTTCGAATTGTGAACGTACCCAACCAACTAAAGCTGGCGGCGCTGGTTCTGGCGGTGCAGCGGCTTGAGCGCGAGCAAGTTGCTGAGCTTGTAGGTGAGCCTCAAGCGCCGCTGGCGGCACGACACTTAGAACGCCTTGCTGGCCGAGTGGGTTGGTTGCCATGGGCGCCATGCTACCCTATTGGCGGGAAATGTTATAGGGTGCGCGGATGTCCGAGCCCACTGAGCCGCCCGATCAAAATTTAGACGAAACTGCGCTTGCAAAGCTCGCCATGGAGATGGCGATGGCGATCCGCAAGGCGGAAGTGATCTTCGCGGACTACGGCATTGGTCCGGAGGATTTCTACGAGATATCCAAACTTCCGTACTACAAGCGCGCGTTCGAGCAGTTCACGCTGGAATGGAATTCGGCGCTGTCCACCAACGAGCGGATCAAGCTGACAAGCGCGGCTTATCTGGAGCAGGCGCTGCCGCGGCTGGGCGCGCGGATGATGAGCGACGAGTCGCTGTCGGCGGCGACCGAGGTTGCCAAGCTGTTTTCGCGCAATGCGGGGCTGGGGGGCGACCCCAAGGAGGCCAAGAGCAACGAAAGATTCGTGATCACCATAAACCTGGGCGAGGACGGCGAGGGCAAGCCGGTGGTCGAGAAGTACGACAAGCCGATCGAGAGGATGGGCCCCAAGGACATCGACCTGATTGCCGCCGAGCCTGCCGCCGAGGTGGTGGTGAAGCGCGGGCCCGGGCGGCCGCGGAAAACCCCGAGGCAGGAGGAGGACTAGATGGCCAAGTTGACCGCAGGCGATCGGAAGAAACTGCCCTCGAGCTCGTTCGCGCTGCCTGGCAAGGGCGCGGGCCCGCAGGGCAAGGGCAGCGGCAGCTACCCGGTGCCCGACAAAAATCACGCCAGACTAGCCTTGGCGATGGTCAGCAAGCACGGCTCGAGCGCGGAGAAGGCCAAGGTGCGGGCCAAGGTGAAGGCCAAATTTCCCGGCATCGGCAAGGACTAGCTGTGGCGAAGGCAGAGAGCTTACACGCCCGGTTGACCCGCGCGCTTGCCCCTCTTGCGGGTTTGTCCTTGCCGGAGGCTGACGCGTTGGCGGCGTTGGAGCGGGAGGCTGCCAAACTTCAGTATATGGACTGCAAGCCGCTGGTTGAGCCGCCATGTGGGTGGGTTGTCGAGAGCAGCGAGGTTTTGACGCTTGGGTACCTGAAGCCCCCCATGCACTTGTTCCGGGCTACGGTGCGCAAACCTGACGGGAGCCAGGCCTTTTGCCAGCAGGAGATCGTTGAGCCGGCGGATGTAGGAACAAAGCAGTACTGGAGGCGCCTCTGGCGGGATTTTGATTCATGTCCCTGACCTACACGGCGCCGCCGACGCTCTCCCGATTCATGAAGTCGAACGCTTTTGCTCGCATCGCTGCGGGACCGGTCGGCAGCGGGAAGACAACGGCTTGCGTCATCGAACTGTTGCGCCGATGCATGGCGCAAGCCAAAGCCCCGGACGGGTGTCGGTATTCTCGCGTCGCCATAGTGAGACAGACACTTCGACAACTCAAAGACACAGTACTCAAGGATTGCGTGACATGGTTGGCGGGGCTTGGGGAATTCAAGGTGAGTGAGAACACGTTCTACCTGGACTTCGGCGACGTAAAGAGCGAGTGGATTTTGATTCCGCTGGAAGACGCGGCAGACCAGGCGCGGCTGCTCAGCATGCAGCTCACGATGTGTTGGATCAGCGAGGCAATCGAGTGCGATGTCAACGTGATTGCCCCAATCTCCGGACGCATCGGGCGCTATCCTTCCGGCAACCGGGGTTCACCGACCTTCTATGGAATAATCGCCGACACCAACATGCCGCAGCTTCTGACCGATTGGCACAAGTTGATGGTTGATCCGCCGGCGGACTTCCAGATTTTCCGGCAACCGTCCGGGATGGCGCCCAACGCGGAAAATCTAAATCATCTGCTGCAGACCGAAGAGACGTCCAAGCTCCCGATCAACCATCCCGATCGGCTGGCGCAGGGGCGCAGGTATTACGAGCGGTTCCTGGAGCTCTACGGCTCCGACCACCCTTGGGTGCGGCGCTACGTTTATGCCGAATATGCCGACGACCCCAGCGGGGAGGCGGTGTTCAAGGCGACGTTCCGGAGTTCTTTCCACGTGGTGGACGATACTTTTTGCATACCAGGTTACAGCCTCCTCGTAGGGATAGACTTCGGACGCAATCCTTGGAGCCTGGTCTGCCAGGTCGATCATCAGGGGCGGCTGCTGGTTCACGAGGAGATTCCGGCAGTCAACATCGGCCTGGAAAAACAGGTCGAGGAAAGAATACGGCCACGACTGTTCAGCAACAAGTTTGCCGGCGCGAAGGTGATGCTTGTTGGGGATCCGGCGGGTGTGGCCAAGGGAACCATTGCGGAAGAAACCAGCTTTGATGCCTTGAAACGCATGGGTTTGCCGGCTTTTCCGGCTCCCACCAATGACATTGACGCCCGGTTGCGCGCTGTGGAGACCATGCTTGGGCGGCAAACCAACGGTGGCCCATCGCTGGTGATCAACGGGCGCGGCTGCCCTATGCTGGTCCGCGCCATGAGCGGCGGCTATCGTTTCAAGCGCCACAAGGAAGGGAGCTTGCGGGCAATCCCGGAGAAGTTCGACGCCGAGGGCTACTCGCACGTGGTCGATTGCTTGCAATATGTGTGTTTGGTGGCCCAGAACAGAAACCTTGTGCAAGAATATGCGCGGCGATTGGTACCACGCAAGCGGCCCGTCGAGCGGCAGGTATCGGCGGCGGGATGGACCTGAGCCATGAGCGATGCACAGCAAGGCGACGACCTGGTCCCGAACTTTCCGCTGTCCTGGCTGGAGCGGCTCCATTCCGAGAAGGTGCGGCTGGAGAACCGCAACGCCGACGTCTGGGTGCCGATCCTCGAGCGGGCCAAGGGGGTGGTCGATCATGACGGGATCGAGCGGGTCACGGCGCAGTCGCTGCTCGACATCCTCAAGGTGCCGATGGGCAAGCGCAAGAACGAGCACTACCAGCGGCTGACCAAGATCATGATCGAGCTCGGGTGGTCGTCGCACCGGATCCACGGCATAACGGCGGGCGGCTACCGCGAGCAGGTGCATGGCTTCTGCCGCGATGCCCGGCACAAGAAGCCGCCGACCGCCGACGAGAAAAGACGGGCCGAGCTGGGTGTGAAGCAGGTGCGGCGGCCGAAAATCGGCTGGCCGGCATTCAAGCGGCAAGTCGTGGAATTGGTCCGCTCCGGGAAGCATCCGGCCGAGCTTGCGGACCAATTCGGGATACCGAAACAGACGATCCGCAACTGGGTCGGCCGGCATAACGAGCTCAACCCCGAGGCGCCGGTGGTCATGCCGCAACGCAAGCGGGGGCCCGCGCCCTATAACCCCAATCCGCTTGACATCCAGGTCATCCCGGCATCCCCGGCAGCCATGGCGCCAGCCGAGAAGCCGAGGCCGCAACCGCCACCCGAGCCAGCCGCGAAGCCCGCCAAGGCGGTGCCCGCGCCGTTCGAGCTGCCGGACATACCGGCATTCCTGCGCCGGGAGAAGTAAGTCTAGGGTGGGGATTTCTGCTCAAGGGCGGCCAGCAACTGCGCCTGCAGGGCTACCAAAGTAGGATGGTAGTTCTTGACGTTAAGTAGCGCCAATGTTGACCATCCGTCCTTGAGCGCCGCCCGCAGCCTTTCGATCTCGGCCTCGCGGTTGCCGATCAGCGCGTGCAACAGCGCGTTGGCCTTCATCAGGTCATCGCGTTCGGCCGCCAAGCAGATTGGGCACATTCCATCTGCGACCGCTGCCTCGGATTCCCAGTGTGCATGCCTGCATGGCATTTGATTCAACCCAAACGCACTCTGGCGCACGGCGCCCAGCACCGATCGACTATCTTTCCGGTCGGGTCGAGCAGCCTCACCTCGCCCTGTCGCAAGTCGCGCTTGATCTTATCGAAGACGGGCCGGACTGACGCTTCGTCCGGTCCTGCGGCGCGAACCTTGCGTGTATCAGAATAGCGCCCGCCGTGACGATCGACGATCCATGGATTGGCGATGAATTCGAGGGTGATTTCGGTCATTTCAACCAAACAGTTTTACGATTGTGGCGCCGAGCGCGACGCCGGCCGCCAACAGCGCGGCGCCCGCGGTCATGCCGGCAAATGCAACTTGCCACGGCGCATGGCGCATTTCCTGATGCCGGCGATCCGATTCGGCAAAGTTGCGGTGGATCTCCGTCAACATCTTGTCGATGCGAACGGTCTGCTCGCGCGCGTCAATCGGGTTGATGTCCGGCATTTGGTCCTCTGGGCACTTTCAAGCAAACATCTTGAACAGAATTGCGCTTGTCATCGCCATGTTGGTGCCGACCATCCATTTCAAGACCGTCAGATCGGTTGCGATCTTGCCGGCCCGGTTTTCATAGCCGGCGGCCTCTTCGGCAGCGGCGCGCGCTATCTCGTCCGGCACGTCGCCGGCCCGCAATGCAGTGTAGAGTTTTGCCATCATGACGGTCATTCGAGGTCGTGCTCCTTGGCGTTTCGTGCCGCGCACCCCGAAGGATGCGCGGAGGCGAAACGTCAATAGCAAATGGTCGTGCACATGTTGCCATTGCAGGTCGTGTAGCAGGTATGCGCAGCTTGCGCCGGGACCGCCGCGGCAAGACCAGCAATGATTGACAGCACGGTAAGGATAGTTCTCATGTTTTAGTCCTCGCTTGTGCGCCGCGCCATGCGGCGTTCGTTAGAGTCGGTACTGGACTCATCGGGCACCGTATAACGGTGCGACCAGCACAGGCTGGTTTCGTCCTGTCAGCCGCTAAACAATTTCATAAAAGCGGCGCCAGCCGCAAACAATGCAGCGCCGGCCGTTAGTGACCCGACCACGACCGGAAGGATAAGCACCCATGGCGCATATCTCATTTCCTGCCGCTTGCGGTCATGATCGGCGAGCATTTGATCAATCCGCGCAATTTGTTCGCGGATATTCAACTCGCCTTCAGGGTGGTGGATGTCGGTCATGAACTCCTCGCTTTGCGGGCCCGCCAAGGCCGCCCCGGGACTAGGTCCCTTCCGGTAATATCGCGCACAGCGCCATATGGCGCAAGAGCGGCGGCCTCTGTTAAAGTTTAATAATTCCGTCCGCCGGGCCGGCTGCTTCGGTCCTCGCGGCAGCGCAGCTCGCGGAAGGATAGGGCCGGCCGGGGCGCCAACCCCGCCGGCCCGCCTCTTAACGCCCGGATGACGCCCTCGCCTCCAGCCAGGCGCGCTCGAGCCGCGCGATCATGACAGCGGCGCGCCGCAACAGGTCACGACGCTCGCCCGCCATGGCCGCGCCTGGCGCCTCGGTCAGCTCGCGCGAGATGGCCTCAACCTCGGCCTGCGTCGGCGGTGGCCTCGGTATGCTATGGTCGTTGTCTGGCGACATAGCGTCATTCCTCATTGGTCGGTTGCTGGAACATCTCGACAATCAGATCGAGATCAGCCTGCAGCGCGTCATCGGAGAACAGGCCGATATCGCAGGGCTTTTGGGGCTTGGCGGGCTTGCGGCCCGCCTGCCATTTACGCTCGGCCACGGTCTTCTGGTCGGCGGCGATGGGGTTGAGCGGGAGCATGATCAATCCCCCCGCAGCATGACGTCATACCAGGCCAGAGTTCAGCGCCCGCAAATGTCGGCGCACTGGTCCTCGTAGGCGAGGTCGGTGTCGAAGCCGCCGGCCGCCTCCAGCTCCAGCTTGCGGCGCAGAACGCCGGTGCAGCGCGCGGAGTTGCCATCAAGGCCGCCCATATGCGCAATGGCGCCGGTCGAGCGGCTGGCAATCGTGCCAACCGGATAGTAATCGGCCATCTCGCCGGCCTTGATCGTGCCGCCGCAACAGGCGCATTCGCCGGCGAACTTTACGATGATGGTCCGCATGGTGGGCTTGGAGCTGGACCTGGATCGATTGTAACGCATTTCCGTTCCTCGCTTGCAGTGGCGCCCGCCAAGGCGCCGGGTTGATGGGTCATCTGGACTCGTCAGGGCCGGCGATACCGGCCGACCGGGCACAACAAGCGCCCGGTTTCGTCCTTCAGGCCGCCGATCGACTACGATCTATCCCCCAAGGCGCGGTCTCGTAATCAGGCAAGCCGCGAATTGCCGCCGCGCGGATTGCCGCTATGATCTGGTGCGCGACTGTCTGCGGATAATCATCGGTCTCGCAAGCTTGATAATCGAAGCAATCGCAATTCTTGATCACCCAAACGCATTTTTTCGTGTGCTGCATATGGACGAACGGCTCGAAATAGCGGAATGCGTAGGCACTCGCGTCCTCGCCGATCTTGCCCGGCATGTTGCCAGGATCGCAATCCGGGTACCGATGGCAGACCGAGCGCTCGTTCTCCGCTAGTAGGACGCGGCCGATGTCGGTCCAATCAAACAATTCGGCTTTGCTCGGTTGAATGAAATAGCCGAGCTGGTCTTTCATCCGCTTGTCCTTCGCGAACGAAAGCAGCGCGTCGATATGGTCATGGGATACGATGAAAGCAGACATTTGATTATCCTCGCTTGTTGCTGCCGGGCCATCCGGCATGGTTGATACTTGCAGATAACGAATTGCGCGGATACCGGAAAGATCAGCAAATTTCCGCAAATTTCCGCACATTTCCGCACATTTCCGCACATGGGTTCAGGCAACGTCCGGGCTGGTCTTGAAAACCCAAACCATGGTCCCGTCTGGAAACCCGCCGCCAATCAATTCGGTTTTCCAACCCATCTTGTCGGCCAAGGCGCGCGCGCTCATGGCATGCGCCTCGCCCGAATTAAGCTCACTCGGCCAAGACATGATCAGACGCTGGCCACGCTCGCCCGTGGTGGCGCTCAAACGCGAGCCTTTGACGTTGGATGGGCCAATATATTTCGTGCGTATCGCCTTCATGGTTTCGTCCTCGCTATGTTCGCCCGACGCCAATCGGGCTTCGTTGTCGGCTTGATTGCCGCCGATAGGCGCCCGCAACGTAGCGCCCATCAACTGCAATCAGGCTACGTTGCGGGCTTCAATCGCGTCCCGGGAATAGCTCTCCGAATTCGGAACGCCGCGACACATGCGAGCCGAATTGGCCGGCGTGATCGATATGTCCAATTCCCATCGCGCAATGACCTTGCCGTCGCGCCGGACATCCATATAGAGCGCGTCGGCGTGCAAGCCGCCCATCGCCACATATCCGTTCGTATGCGCATCCGGATAAAATCGGAATGTGATTTCATCATTGGCCCGCAGCGTCTTCAAGATGGACGATTCTCCAGTGTGTTGCGAGTGATACACGCCAATCATCGCAAAGCAATGCACGTCGCCAGCCTCCAGAGCACGCCGCCCGCGCAAGGTATCGATCTCGACCTTGGCAGTAACAATGTGCTCCAGGTCGGTCGCAAACGGATCGGGATTGCCATATCCCTTGCGCTTGATCGCGCGGACCAGGCCGCCCGGGCTCTTGCTGTTCAGATGCACGCAAATGTCATCGCATTTACGCAATGCAGTAACGTCAGTCTTCGTTAAGGTAGTCATCGTTTCGTCCTCGCTATGTTGTCGGACACTCGCCAAAGCGCCCGGGTTCGTTCGTCTGGTCTCGTCAGTGGCGGCTTAACCGCCAGACGGGGCAAAGCCCCGTTTCGACCTATCGCAATTCCCAATGCTTAATGTCCGCCATAGCGACTTCCATATGGAAGGTTAGATTGGCCATCTCGCCATTCGTTTCTGCATAGTGTGCAACAAGGTTCCGCAGACGTTCTTTGGTGCGCTCCCCACTTGCGCGCCACCACTCAAGTGCTACCCGTGCTGTCTGTGTCATCAATCCCTCCAATCAACTTGAATGGCGTCTACATAGCGCGCCTGCTGCAATGCCCACTTGTCTAGCGCAACAACCTCCCGGTCATATTCAGCTTGCGATAGCCTCCCGGACATCAACCGTGCGTCAAGCCTGTCCATCGCACGCTCAACGCGACGTTCAATTTGTTCCTCAGTCATTATCGCCCCCCGCGCCGAATATCGCCAAGCGAAGGACAGCTGCGAACCGGATTAGATGCACCGGCATGGTGCAGATTCATCTCCGGTAACGTGCGGAAGTAATCAGTGTTGCGTTGCGGATGCCGCGCAATAAATCGCGCCGCGTCGCAATCCTCCTCAAGATAAAGCACCTTCCGCGAACGATTAATGTAGGAGTAGCTCGAGAAGTCATCAATTGCCGCGCCAACAGCAGCAAGATCAGCAAACGATACTTCTAACCAGCCGTGAGCAGGATCACATATCCAACGCATTTGTTCGTTCCTCGCTTTGCGCCCGAGCCATTCGGGCTTGCAATCAACAATCTATCAAACAACAACAAATACACAACCGGACAGATTGGCACATATCCGTAAAAATCCGCACACAAGCAAACAAGATTGTTGCGAGGGAGGGGCTCTCGATTTGTGCCACCGCGCGGCCGAGCCGGGAAAAGTCCGTGGTTCCGGGCAGTTTATGGGGGAGGGTTATGCTCAACATGAGCTTTACGGCGTTTGCAGCGTTCAACGTATGTTCTAACGGCGTCCAATGTTCGTACATGTGTACTAACACGCGCGGTGCCCACAGCACGCGTGAGGGCCGCGAACGGCTAAGCCACTGATATCATTGAGTTGTGGTAGTGGGGTGCGCTGGGATCGATGTTTGGAGCATGGTTCCGGACCATCTACGACCAGCGGCGAGGTTCAATCTCCCCCGTCTTTAACGGGAGTTTTTCGGATGAATGCTCCGGGGGCTACTTCCTTGCCTCTGGCGCCGTGAAATGGATTTGTCCCCATCCTATACGGCCATAACGGGCAGTGGACAGCCGTGCAGCGCCGAACCTCGGATTGCTGGTAGCAGCAGCAGTCCAGGCATTTTGCCCGGATAACCGCCATGATCGAGCGTTTTTGATGCGCTTGCCCTAGGACTTCAAGCGCCAGGTCGTCCGGATGCCGGCCTTCCGTCGAGCCGTCCGGATGCCGGCCAATGAAGGATTCTGATAACGAATTCGGTCCAATATCGTCGATGGGCATGGTGGCCTCCTATCCAGGTTGCTGTGCCAAGTGGCCGGGCGGTGACGCAATCACCGTCCGGCTGCGCTTATCGTAGCACAGCTCGCGCCCGCGAACATCCTCGCACCATCCCGCGCAATTTTGTTGCGGAGAGCTGAGCTTTCCTTTTGCCGCGACCCCGATCCCCGCCGCCCCGGTACGCCCCCCGCCCGCCCCCCCGGTAGGCTGGCCAGGCCACCCCCATCGATCTTCTATCTCAGTGCCCCCCGCATATCTGGCCGCTGTTTTCCCATTTCAACCGGCAGTATAGAATTCGGCCATGGTTCGCCCTGTTGGTTTTGGAACTTCGATTTTGGGTTTCCCCTATATAGGACTAGACCTTGTCCTGTCCCAATACCGCTCCCCT